CAGTTACTTTCTTTATTCCAGAGCTTTACCATACATCTAACCTCGTATGGCTCTACGTGTTTAGCTGCGTATTCTTGCAGTCCTTGCGGTGTTGCTAGTGTTATAGCTAGAAATATCGATCCCATTAGTAGCATTTCTATCTCCTATTAGGTAGATGATGGCTCTCATTAGGTACTGTCTGTTTTCGTCAAAAGAGGCTATGCCGCTGTTACAGTCGTGACAGAGTAGGCCTCTTATCTCCTGTGTTTTATGATTATGGTCTATGGATAGGCGACTTTGTGTATTGGCTACATCGCAGATAGCGCATTTGTAATTCTGCTTTTCGAGCAGCTGTCCATATTCATATTTTACCCTACGCATTATCCATCTACCAAGATTTCGACAGTTATTACAGTTATGTCGCCTGGCATCTTTAGCTTTATTACGCCAGCCAAAATCATCTATCGGCAGTATCTTGTCGCAGGTGTTGCAGTGTTTATAGCCGTTAGGCGTCGCTTTCCGAGTCCGTCTCGTCATCTATGTCCTCGTCTGAGTCTGCATCTAGGCCTAAAGCGTATTGTCTATCCTTTTCGCTTAAACTGTTGAACATAACTAATACGCTACTGACTGATCTACTAAGTAATGATTCTATAGCGTCAAACGATAGAGACTGATCTGTATGTATCTGTGTAGATACTTCTCCAATGGATATATCTATACTTAGTTGCATCTCTATCCCTTCACTGGTAAGGGTTTATCTGTTGGTTTAATTATAGTTATTTATTTATGTATTTTTATATATATGACCTGATACCAGAGCTAAAGGAGAAATGCCCCCCTACCCCCCATTAATTAAAAATAATTAATAGTGAGTAATGGAGGATCTCTATAGCTGTGTTTAGATCATTATGACCGTCAACCGTCGCCGTCGGAGTTCCTGCCCCCAGTCTTACGACCAGATAAAACTATAGACCATCCTGGCGACAAAAGAGAAAAGGACTGCCACCGCAGATGGTAGGCAGTCCCAGTCTCCTTACGCGTACCCTCAGTAGCGTAAGCCTATGTATCTATATAGGTCGAGCCCCCAAAGTGGCTAAAAAAGGCCTTAGAGCCTCTTTATGAGGCATATAATCGTATAGTCTGTCCTTAGGTATAAACCAGGTGTCCTCATCTACCAGCTTATACTCGTCTATACGGCCTAAATAGACAGGGTAGTAACCTACTAAAAATAGGGTACTAAGTGATGAGCCTTGCACTAGAAAAGCTACATCGCCATCACGATCATAAGTACGCAGTATTAGATTATTAGAGCGCGACCAGCGCACCTCAATATTATCGCCTACGTCAGCTTTATCCTTAAAGGTGTTGAGGCCGTTCCAGTCCATCCCTAATAACCTGGCTACAGCTATCTCAGCACCGTAAGCCATCTGCATCTCATACTTACGATCGTGTTCATTTTTCCAGGGGACGGCTCTGGTATGAGGGTTATCCGTCTCCTGTGTTTTTTTTGACCACTCAATAAAAAAATCTGCCGCTTCTCTAGCTAATTTCATATCGAGTACGTGTAAAGGTAGCGGTCTCATTTTTTCCAGGGTTTACCCTCTAGAGACATTGGCGTACATTGTTCAGTATATGGTTTACGCTGACAAAATAGACCCTCGTATGGTTTACCGCTATTACTTGTCCCAGCTCTGTAAACGCGGCAGGCCATCTCTCGATGGTTACAGTATGGCTCTCCCTCAGGCGGTACTACCTTTGTAGGTTCACCATCTGGTCGCTGTTGATCTAAAAAAGCTGCTAGCTCAGCGTTATCAGTCTCTACAGGTTTAAGAGGTGGTACAGAGCGTAGAGACGGTGTGAAAGGTGTAGTCACCGCCTCCACGCTCGAACCGTTGCTATCTGCTCCCCATAAATCAAGAGCTACGCCAAAACGCATCGCGGCATTTTTAAGCGCATCGCTAATAGCAGTCTTAACCGCATCGGCTCCCTTTTGATGCGGCTCAGATGCACCGTAACCAATTCTAGTTACGCCGCATACTGTAAGCCTTATCCATAAGCCATTAAATTCATCTAACACAGGTGAGCCGTTATCAGAGATAGCCATAGGCTGCCAATACCAGGCAGGATCTACAGATATTAGTCGGTCGGTAACGACTGCGTGATTTATAAAATTATAGGATCTCTGTCCTACATTTTTTGCTTCTACTTGATCGTCTCTAAAAGGCGCTCGTAATGCTTTAGCTTTGTCCTCATTCATTTACTCGATCTCCTTGCGTCTTTGTGATTCGACATAAATATTTAACCAGGGCAGCGACGTCACGCGATGCTCTCGTATTGCATCTAACACAGCTGCTCGACCCTCAGGTGAGAAGCGCGTAGAGACGTAAGGAGCTTTGCTTTCAAGTCCTATAAAAGGTAATACTTCACCTGTCATAGTGCTAAATATCTGGCTCTCAGCGGTTATAGCAAGAGTATCTAGGAATTTCTTACGAAATGAATCTCTTACCTTAGGCTCTATTTCGCTAGGAAAATTCTCAGTAATCCAATTTACTAAAGCCTTTTCATCGGTAACCACAAAAGATACATCCCTACTAACTAAAGTTATTTTAGCTACCTCTTGATTATCGATTATCGCTTTAGTCATATCAGCGCCTACATTAGTTAGCTCATCTTTAGCTAATTCTCGTAAGGTGTTAGTAGCCTCTGTAACCGCGTCTTTTATAACGGTTAGAGCTGCTAATTCTGCTGCTATTTCTTTTAGATTCATTAGATTAACCTCACATAGTGAGAGCCTAAACAGTGCAGACAAAACTCTTTTTTATCTGCAGCGAATCTCTCTTTTTTTATGTATGACCACTGGTCACGTCGTTTGTTAGAATCGATGCTGCATAAAACCTTATCTCGTATAGCTATGTGTAAACGGTGACCCATACCTACGTATAAAAGTTTTACGTCTCCACTTTTTAAGCCGTAGCCTTTATGGTTTTTATTTATAATGTTTTCTATTAATGTGCCGTTTAATACCTCTGGAGGATTCATTAGACACCTACTAAATCAGATATAGGTCTAATCTCTGTTAAATCGTCGACCTGGTATATAGATCCGCTAGGGTGTACAGATGGAGCAGCTACTACGTAACCGTTCCACTTAATGTCTACACCTTCACGATATTTACCAGGAAAAGTCATCTCAGAGCTAGCGTAATAGTAGTAATGCCAGCCGTTACCAGTGCGTATACGTCTGGTCTTTGTAAGTCCGTCGGTATTACCACCATTACGTAAATCTACGTCTAGGACTACTAGATTAGATGGCTTACAGGCGATGCCTATGTTTATCTTAGGCTGTCTGTTAAACCACTCAGTAATAGCCTCTATGTCATCTGTAGCGCTGTGTAAACCACGTGGCGCTAGACTTTTATGAGGCTGTTTAGCTCCTACGCCTAAAGGTAAAATCTTTAAGCCTAGAGCTGCATAAGTTATCGCGTAATTTTGTATAAGTGTCATCGCTGCTCATTTCTTAGCGATGGATGCTTACGACTAGCTACGCGACCACGTGTAAATCCTAAAGCGTGGCCTACGTGATGTCCGTAGTAATAGCCTGTTACAAAAGTACCAAGCCAGCATAGAAATATAAATAGATCTATGTATTCTTTTATAAATTGCATTTCTGTCCCTTTGTCTGGAGGGTTGAGGGGTTCCAGACCCATTAATGGTACTACTGCCTCCAGACATTTAGGCCACGCGCCACGCCAGCCTCTAGCGTTACTTTAGGGTTATAGCCCAGGCTCTTAAGAAGCGCTGGATTACCTACGCGGTAGGCGACGCCCATAGGAGCCTTTGTATCGACGTCTAAGGCTGGTTTATAGCCCATACGATGAGTTACCAGGGTAAAGAGCTCCATAAAGCTCGTAGGCCTGCCTGTAGATAGGTTTACGTTTATGCTCATACGGCTACTGGCCAGTAACAAAGAGGCCTCTACGATGTCGTCTATATGTATCCAGTCCCTAGTCGTTAGGGCAGATCCCCAGATAGTAAAAGGATCCTCTTTACGAGCTGCCCTATCCATAAAGCTAGGGAAAGGGTAATCCAGGCTCTGATCCTCACCATAACCACTAAAAGGTCTAAGTACAGTAACGGTTAGGCCTTCACGCCTTAGATGTTCGCAGAGCATCTCTCCAGTCAATTTAGCCCAGCCATAAGTAAAATCTGGCAGGCGTATATCTTTTAGGTTTATATCGTTTTCTGTAAGCATCCTTTTTAGCTCTAGTGTCTGTAGCTCTACAGGATATGCAGCACTAGAGGAAAAATAAAGAATATGTCCAGGCTGTGTACGCATCGCCCACGATGCCATTTCGCTATCTATTGATAAATCCACCGCCAGGGATAGCGGACTACCCTCGATAGTCTGCCTACCTCCTACGACTGCCGCAAGATGTATCAAAAGGTCGAAATAGGTGTCATCACGTCTAAAGAAATCTCTAGCATCGATTCCGTCTTTTATGTCGACATATGTAACATTATGATCTAATAAAGCGTATGTAAAATGACGACCTAC